TTTTTAGTGGCCATGCTTTCTGCTAGTTTATCTAAATGTTGTTTAACAGCATCCCATATATTTTTTTCGCAGTTTTTAAAAAATTCATGCACGAAAGCAGGCGTTTGCACTAGCTCGCCGGTTTCTGTTTTGATTCCTGCTACACTGTCTGCGACTTGGGCCACAGTAAGGTTCAACAGTTCACCAAACAACTGATTAAATTTTGTGCTTTTTTCGTCATCACTGAGCTGATCATCTATGACAACATTTAACAATCTTTGCTGTTCAAAAGTTTCTTTGCTGATTTGATTAACTGTTTTAAAAGTCTGTGGTTTGAACAAAAACTCTAATTTGCCTACTCGAACTGTTTGTCGATAGTTGGGACTTACTATTCTTGTAAACAAAGCACCTAAATCTAAACTGTGTTCATTTTTTTCACTGCAATGTGGGCATTTAGTGGCAAAATCCATTCTATTGCCGTAGGTAGCTTGTCGGATGGCTATCAACACCGCATCAATATCTATACTGGGCATTTCCCAAGCATTTTTAATGTTAGGCACACAGCTATGAATTACATCAACGGTGCTTTGGCCGCTGATCAGCGCATCGGGTGTTTTTAACAGCAATTCGTCTTTGGCTGTCATACTATAAACAGGTATTTCTCCTGTAGGTGTAGGTTCATAAGCACCTAATGGATAATGCTGTCCTTGACTGGGCAGTTTTATATAGATCTTAGGTACTCTAAAATATCGTTGTAACGGGTTAGCTGAGTCAGTCATGTTTGAAATCCATAAATATACATGTACTTATCTGTACTTTAACTCCGAAAATTACTTATGACTGACGCAGAATTTGCCGCAAGACTAGAAAGACTAATTGAAGCTTTTGAAAACTCCATAAATCGCATGGGCGGCAGTATCAATCGCAGTGCAGGTAGTTTAAATTCACTGGCAGGCCAATTGAATAATACTGGTAGAGCTGCGTCCCGCACTGAACAAGTATTTGAAGCCATGACTGGCATGACCATGCAGGCCACAAACGCTGAAAGACTAAAAGTACGCATTGGTCTTCAGTTAGTTGAAACTTTTAAAGATTTAGCAGTTTCCAGTCGTCGAGCAGTAGCGGGCATGTATGGAGTAGAAGCAGGGTTTAGTACTTTTGCTCAAACTGTAGATGATGTTGGCAACTTATTGACAAATTTTAATAAAATGATGCAAGCCCGGGCACTAGCAACAATGAGTCCATTGGGAGTGGGCATTGCCGCGGGACTAAAAGTATTGCAAAATGTAGTTGGAGAAGTAGGGGAATATGCTAAACTTCAACTGAGATTCATGGACCAACAGTTAGCTAGTTATAGATCGGTAAACGAAGCTGGAGCAATGTTTGGTGGAACTTTGGCAAATATGCAGCTAGCAGCACAAGAAGTAGGCATAGGATTACCACAGCTGGCTAGGATTATAGTTAGCACTAAAGATGATTTAGCCAATTTAGGCTTCGGTATAAGTCACAGTGGCCAATTGGTAGCACAACAAGCAGTGACTGTGGCTCGTAGTAATAGTGCCATGTTAAATTTGTATGGATCAACAGAAGATCTGGCCAAAGCCACTGCTAGTTATATGTCATTGCAAACACAGTTAGGCAGTACTGAAATCAGTAACTTAGACAAACAAAGATCGGGACTGACACAATTTTTGCTAAGACAAAAAGAATTGTCAGAGATAACAGGAAAAAGAGTAGAGCAACTGAAAGAAGAAGAACAAGCAAGACGACGCGATTTAGCTTACAGCCTTAAATTAGGTAGACTAGGTGAAGACGCAAGGCAAAATGTCACTGAAGGTATGACTCTTGCTGGTAAACTGTTTGGTGAACAAGGTGCAGCCTATGCCAAAGAGTTTTTTGCAACTGGTGGCAAAGTTGTCAGCAGAGAAAGTTTAATTTTTGCCAGTATGATGCCCGAAGCAGCTAAAGCTGTTTCTGAAATGGTCGTTGGTGTTGATGAAAGTAAAGAACAATATAGAAGTAGAATAGGTTCGTATCTTGATGCTAACAAAGCTGCATTTGCAGCTTTTGCAAATAATTTAGAAACATTTGCAGAAATAAATTATGGAGCTAACAATCCTATATTAACTGGCATGACCTCAGTTGGTGCCAAATTATTAGAAAATAAAAATTTCATTGAAAATATTAACAGTTTATTTAAATCAATGGAAGAAGAAGCAAGAAAGCGTCGCGAGGGAGTTGTAGTCACAGCGGGAGGTATAACTCAACTTGATAAAGTGTCAGAAGTTATACATACCATGGAAAAAACAAGATTAGACAATCAAGTAGCCATTGATAAAATGATTAACGACAATTTTGTTAAAATGCAAAACACAATTCAAGTTTTAGGAGCAGCGCAGTTTCTTCAAATTAAACTAACTGATCTGCTAACAAGTGTGTCTATTAGCAGTATAAATCTTGTGGCAACGCCAATTGCTAAACTAATGGATTTAGTGAAAAAATTCGATGCTGGTGCTGAAGGTGACGCAGCTCAACGACAAATGACTGATATCGATGCTGCTGTTCAACAATTACAACAACTTAAACTATCACAATCAAATACAACTGCTCTAGGATCAACGTCTACATCACCCGCAGCAGGCCCACCTGTAAGTGCAGCAGGTACGCTGAATTTGAATCCTGTTACTGACTTGCTAGCACAACATAGCGAACAAAACAGTGAAATTATTAACATACTAAAAGACAATAGAGACATTAGCGAAAAAATACAAAGAGCTTTGTCATAATTAGGTAAATACTGATCACACGGACTATATATGAGTTGGAAAAAATATTTTAAAGTTGCTAATTTATCGGGCAGTATTAGTCCTATCAGCGGCACAACCGATAATATTACCTTTAGAAATTACCAAAGTAATTTGCCAGAAGTTTATATCGGGCATCCGAACCGCATTGAGCGTTATAATCAATATGAACAAATGGACATGGATTCGGAAGTCAATGCAGCCTTGGACATTCTAGCAGAATTCAGCACACAGACCAGTGAAGAAAATGGCACGCCATTTAAGTTTTACTGGAAAGAAAAACCCACTGACAATGAAGTAAAAATTATCCGTGAACAGCTAACACAGTGGACCAGCTTAAATGAACTTAACAAACGAATGTTTAAAATCTTTCGTAACACCATTAAGTACGGAGATCAAGTATTCATTCGTGATCCTGAAACATTCAAAATGTTTTGGGTTGAAATGTCAAAAGTTGTTAAAGTCATTGTCAACGAAGCTGAAGGCAAAAAGCCCGAACAGTATATTGTTCGTGAACTGGCTCCAAACTTAGAAAATCTCAGTGCTACTAGTTTAAACACCAGCGATGTGCAGGTCAATCATCCACAGGTGGGCGGACCTTCAGGCACTTACATTCAACCACAAAATCCCTACAGCGGTGGTTCAAGATTCAGTCACGCACAAAACGAAACTGCGGTAAATGCCGAACATGTCATACACCTAAGCCTAACAGAAGGTTTAGATTTTAGCTGGCCATTTGGCAACAGTGTATTAGAAAATGTCTTTAAAGTATTCAAACAAAAAGAACTTTTAGAAGATGCTATTTTGATTTATCGCATACAGCGAGCACCAGAACGCCGTATGTTTAAAATTGATGTTGGTAATATGCCGTCACACATGGCCATGGCCTTTGTGGAGCGTGTAAAAAACGAAGTTCACCAGCGTAGAATACCTACACAAACCGGTGGCGGCCAGACCATGATGGATGCTACATACAATCCACTTAGCACAAATGAAGACTTTTTCTTCCCTCAAACAGCAGATGGTAGAGGCTCCAGCGTAGAAATTTTACAAGGTGGTCAAAACTTAGGTGAAATCACTGATTTACATTACTTTACTAATAAATTATTCCGTGGCCTGCGTATCCCTGCCAGCTATTTGCCCACAGGCTTAGACGATGGTACCAGCAACAGCAATACTTTTACTGATGGTCGTGTTGGTACAGCACTAATCCAAGAATGGCGTTTTAACCAATACTGTATTAGACTGCAAAAGCTGATAATTGAAAAACTGGATCAAGAATTCAAGTTATTCATGCGTTGGCGTGGTATTAACATTGACGGTAATTTGTTTGAATTGCAGTTAAATGAACCACAGAACTTTGCCAGCTATCGTCAAGCTGAAGTTGATGCTGCAAGAATTACTAGTTTTACACAGTTAGAACAGTATCCATATCTTGCTAAACGATTCTTATTAAGCAGATTCTTGGGATTGACTGAAGAAGAAATGAGCGACAATGAGCGCATGTGGGCTGAAGAACAAGGCGACACTGAAAAAGCTCCCAGTGAAGCTGCAGGACTACGCAGTATTGGCATTAGCCCTGGCGGCCTAGAAGGTCTATCAGCTGACTTAGAAGCTGGTGCAGCACCAGCACCTGAGGGTGCTGCAGTACCTGGAGGTGCTAGTCCAATTGGGGCTGCAGCGCCCGCAGCAGGGTCTCCAACAACAGCACCACCAGCTGGTTTATAAAAGTTTGAGTAAATACATTATGGTCCTGAATGAATTATTAAGTCCTACTCCTGACGCTTATAAAACAGACAAAGAAGATAACACTGTTTTGAATCTGCACGACACTCGTAAGCGCCATGAAATTAGATTGACTTTGGACAAGTTAAATCGACTACGCATAATGAACGATGCTCGCAAAGTGGAGCACGAGCGTAAGTTAGAAAAAGTAGCAGATCAGTATAAAGCACCAGCCGCAGCGCCTGGTATGTAATATATCTGTAAAAATCCTTCAAAAAACACACATATTACCCTATAAATTAGCATATTATGTAAATAATATTACGCTATTACATTGGCGTGTTGCTTTATAAGGATTAAAAATGAGCAAGTACGAACAACTTATTGAATACATTATCAATGAGCAAGAAGACAAAGCTCGCGAACTTTTCCACCAAATCGTTGTAGAAAAGAGCCGCGAAATTTATGAATCTCTCATTGACGAAGAGGATTTGGCCGAAGTTGGTGGTAACGAAGTCGAGCAAATGGTCGACGAAATTACTGGTGACGAAGAAGGCATGAGCGAAGAAGAAGAAATGGATGTCGAATTAGATTCTGAAGAAGATGAAGACGGCATGGACATGGGCGATGACATGGGCGGCGAAAGTGATGGCGCAATCGAAGACCGTGTTATGGACCTAGAAGACGCTCTAGACGAACTAAAAGCTGAGTTTGATGCACTAATGGCCGATGAAGCTGGTGAAGAAGAACACAGCGACATGGGTGACGACATGGGCATGGACAGTGACATGGGTGACGACATGGGTGACGACATGATGGAAGCTGAGGAAGACGAAGAAGACGAAGAAGACATGGACGAAAGTGTTCAAGAATCTAAGTCCGGTCGTAAAATGACAGAAGCTGAGTGGATTCGCGAATATGTTGAAAAAATCAACAACGGTTATCCTGGCAACAACAGCGAAACAGCTGAAGTTGGCAAAGGTGGTTCTGTCAGTGTAAACGGCAAGAGCCCAGTAGCTGGTAAAAATGACATGGGTGGTAAAGTAGTAGGCGGTAGCCCCGACGAAACAGTACCAACAGGTCCAAAAGGTCCAAGTAACCAATACAGCAAAGGTCAAGGCACAATCAACTCTGGTAACAAGAATGTTCCAGGTGGAAATGCTGCTAAGATTGGTAAAGCTCCTGCAGCCAAAAAAGGCGAAGAAGGCGCTATTAACAAGAAAAGTATTGAAAGTTAATCTACCGTGCGTGGTTTAATACAGGAACACTTATCATTTGACAATGCCAGAATGGAAGTTCTGGCAGAGTCTGCTACTGACGGTAAGAAAAACCTGTACATGAAAGGTATTTTCATTCAGGGCGGGGTAAAGAATGCTAACCAGCGTGTTTACCCTGTGCAAGAAATTGCCGAAGCAGTAGACAATATTAATAAACAGATTCGTGAAGGTTATAGCGTATTAGGCGAACTAGACCATCCCGATGATTTGAAAATTAACCTAGACCGTGTGTGCCATATGATCACAGAAATGTGGATGGACGGACCAAATGGTTTTGGTAAATTAAAGATACTTCCAACTCCCATGGGCCAACTTGTAACAACAATGTTAGAGTCAGGAGTGAAGCTAGGAGTGTCCAGCAGAGGTAGCGGCAACGTTAACGAAAGCTCGGGCCATGTAAGTGACTTTGATATAGTCACAGTTGACATAGTAGCACAACCCAGTGCTCCAAATGCATATCCTAAAGCCGTTTACGAAGGGCTTTTAAATATGCGCGGCGGACATAGGGTTCTCGAAATGGCAAGAGATGCCGGTGCTAATCCAAAAGTCCAAAAGTATTTGCAAGAAGAAGTAAAACGCTTCATCAAAGACTTAAAAATATAAGGGGAAATGATCCATGTTTGATGCTATCAAACCATTAGTAGACAGTGGTATCATTAACGAAGATACCAAGCAAGCCATCAGCGAAGCTTGGGAATCAAAGTTAAATGAAGCCCGCGAGCAGATCCGCGCAGAAATTCGCGAAGAATTTGCTGGCCGCTACGAACACGATAAAGGTGTAATGGTCGAAGCTCTAGACAAAAT